ATAATCAACCGTGTTTAAGTTGTAAGTCATCTGACGCAATGCAAATATATGAAGATTATACATCATATTGCTTCAGTTGCCAGACAAGATTTCCATCCAATATTGACTACAAAGATCGGGAGTTTAATCAAGTGGAAAAGAAAAAAGTATACACGTTAGATATTGAGAAACTAAGAACAACTGGCATTAAAGAACGAAAGATTTCAAAAGAAGTTTCAGAGTTCTTTGGGGTTAAATTTGCTTTCAATGAAGATGGTGAAGTGTCAACGCACTACTATCCTTATGGGGAAGGTATCTATAAAGTAAGACAACTGCCTAAATCATTCTCGTGTATAGGCAAGCCTACAACTTTGTTTGGCATGGATAAATTTACAAGCGGTGGTAAAAGACTGATTGTAACAGAAGGCGAACTAGATGCAATGGCTGTAGCTCAAGCGTCTCTTGATAAATACGGAAAGATATATCCTGTAGTATCAATACCTTCTGCATCAAATGTAAAAACTTTGCTTACACACAGAGATTGGATCAGAGGCTTTGATACAGTTGTATTATGCCTTGACAATGATGAAGCAGGTGAGAAAGCTAAAGCTGATGCTATTAAGTATGTAGGTGCAGACAAAGTTCGATTAGCTAAATTGCCTGTAAAAGATCCTAGCCAAATGTTACTTGAGAAAGGCGGACAACAGCTATTAGTAGCTATTTGGGAAGCATCTAAATATACGCCTGTCGGTATCTTAGGACGTGATGAATTATGGGAAGCCTTAAAAGCATATAATGATATTGAGTCTATACCATATCCTCCATGCTTAGATGCATTAAATACTAAAACCAAAGGCATGCGTGAGAACGAGATTGTATTGTTTACGTCAGGCACCGGCTCAGGTAAGTCAACTATATTGAGAGAAATTGTATGGCATATTATAGATACCACTAAAGAGATGGTAGGTATAGTAGCGCTTGAAGAGGCACCTGCAGAAACAACACGTAAGCTTGCTGGTATTCCTTTAAATGTAAATCCATCTTTCCGAGAATTAACAGAAAGTGAGTTGGAAGCAGGCTTTAGAGCTGTATTCGGTGATGATAGAATCATGGTTCTTGATCATCAAGGCTCAATGGAAGATTCTACATTATTTGAAAAACTAGAATATATGGCGTTGTCTGGGTGTAAGTATTTATTCATTGATCATATTACTATTTTAGTTTCGGAAGGTGTTGATGGCTTAACTGGTAACGAAGCTATTGACAAAACAATGAATGACTTATTACGACTATGTAAGAGGTATCCTGTTTGGATTGGGCTAGTATCACATTTAAGAAAGACACCTACAGGTAAAACGTCATTTGAAGAAGGTCAACTGCCTTCGTTAGATGATATTAAAGGCTCAGGCTCGATTAAACAAATCTCGAATGATATTATAGCATTTGCTCGTGATATGTCAAACGATGATGATAGAATTAGGAATCACATTAAGATGAGAGTATTAAAAAGTAGGTTTACAGGTCTAACTGGTAATGTGCCAGGTGTTGACTATGACTATCCAACAGGTAGATTAGAAGCATCGATCTTTATGCAACCAGACGACTTTGTGGAGATTTAAATGGCACAGATACTCGAAGAAAGAGAGTGTTACGGTACTGATTACCCAGCATTGATTAATTTTGCTGAAGAACAAACATCTATTCTATGGACTGCTGATGAAGTAGAGGTGGAGAAAGATATACATGAATTACGAACAAATTGCACAGAAGCTGAGTATCATGGCATTGTTAGTGTACTCTTACTGTTTGTACATTACGAAGTTAATGTTGGAAATAACTATTGGCGTGATTATATATGCAAGCATTTTCCACGCCCAGACGTTCAAAGGATGGCTTCAGTATTTGCAATGTTTGAACTAAACATTCATGCACCATTCTACAACAAGATTAATGAGCTATTAGGATTAGATAATCCTGAATTCTATCTAGCGTATTTAGATGATCCTATTCTTAAAGATAGAATGGAATGGTTAGAAAAGGTAGCTACACAATCAGAAACAACCTATGATAAATTAAAATCAGTAGGCGTATTCAGCATGATTGAAGGTGCTATTCTTTACTCTAGTTTTGCCTTCCTTAAACATTTTAACAACAATGGAAAGAACAAGTTTCAAAACATCAATGCTGGAATTAATTTTTCGGCAATCGACGAGAACATTCATAGTCAAGCTGGTGCTTATTTGTTTAACACTCTATATCATGAAGCAATAGAAGCTGAAGAATACTTAGCACATGAGAAGCTAGCTAATGAATTAGAGATTACTGCATGGATCTTGTTTGAACATGAGAAACAGATTATCAAGAAAATCTTTGACAAAGGAGATATTCCTGGTATTAATGCTTTGATGTTAGAGAATTTTGTACAATCTAGATTAGATATATGTTTAGAAAGACTAGGCTATCCAGCTATCTTTGAACCTAAATATAATCCAATTGCTGATTGGTTCTATTTGGATATTGAATCAAGTACACTGCATGACACATTCATTGCACAAGGTAATGATTACCGTAGAGACTGGGCAGAAGCCAAATTTACATGGACACCGAAGAATGTATAGAGAATTAAGTTTAGAGCGTAAACGATTACAAGCAGAGGGGAAATTACCTGATTGGATTATTACTAACAGTTGGCAATTATTAAAAGAGAAGTACATCTCTCCAGAGTATCCAGATCTTTTATCTATTTACAAAAGGATCTCTAAGCATGCCGCATCATATACACCTGATCCTATTTATTGGGAGAAAAAGTTCTTTGATATTATGTGGCAGGGCTGGCTGATTCCTAGTACTCCAGTAATGGCAAATATGGGAACAGGGTTTGGATGCCCTGTAAGTTGTTCAGGCGGTGCAGTAGAAGATAATGTTTATGATTTCTATGAAAAGCAAAAAGAAGTCGCAGTGCTTAGTCAACAAGGCTACGGAACATCTAACTACATGGGGAATATTCGTTCTCGTGGTAGTGCAATTAGTGGTGTCGCTGGGAGTGCTAGTGGCGTGTTACCAGTCTTTAAGGGATTTGTAAAAGTAGCGCAAGATATTTCTCAAGGTTCACAGAGACGTGGTGCATGGGCAGGCTATTTAGAAATTGATCATGCTGACTTCGATGAGCTAGTGACACACATCATGAAGTATCCTGATGATGCTAATGTAGGTTGGATTGTAAGTGATGCATTTATAGCACGCATGAATGCAGGCGATTCTGATGCAATTAGACGCTACCAACGTGCAATGAAGCTTAGACTGTTAGGGAAAGGATATTTCTTCTTTGTTGATAAAGTAAACCGCGCTAATCCTCCCATGTATCAGTCTATGGGATTGGAAGTTAAAGCATCTAACTTGTGTACAGAAATTGCATTATTCAGTGGTGAATACAAAGAAGAAGAATATACATTTGCGTGTGTACTCTCTTCAATGAACGCACTGTATTATGACCAATGGAAAGATACGGATGCTGTCTTTATTGCTACTGTATTCTTAGACTGTGTCAATCAAGACCAAATTGAAATTGGTAAGAAAAAGAAAGGAATGGAGCGTATTGTTAGATTTGCTGAGAAGTCGAGAGCCTTAGGTTTAGGTATGTTAGGCTTCCATAGTTATCTACAAGAAAAGATGTTACCATTCGATTCATTTGAAGCTCATAATCTTAGTCAGTCCATGTTCTATCATTTGCGTGAAAGAGCTAGAGATGCATCTAAATGGATGGCACGCGAATGGGGCGAACCCGATTGGTGTCGTGGTCATGGAATGCGTAACACACATTTAATAGCTATTGCACCTAACTTGTCATCAGCGCTATTTGCTGGTGGTATGTCACAAGGTATTGAACCAATCTATAAAAATGCGTTTGTACAAAACACTGCTGGCGGTAAAATGTTTAGATCATCACCAAAGCTTAGAGAGATTATCAAGTCTCATGGTGAAGATGTAACAGCTGCAATGAAGCGTATTGTAGATGATAATGGTTCAGTTCAGAATGAAGATTATCTAACTGATGAAGAAAAAGCTGTGTTTAAAACAGCATTTGAAATTTCACCTGAAGCAATTATTAGGTTGGCATCTGCTCGTCAAAGATATATTGATCAGGCTCAATCTATTAACCTTTTCTTTAGCGCTGATGAAAGTGAAGCTTATATTTCTAAGATTCATCAAATGGCATTTGAAGATGAAGGTATTAAGTCACTT